TTGCAAGCCCCCGGTTTCAGCCGTGGGGTCTTGACGGACAAGCCATCAATTTGGAAGCGCATTGACAGCTCTGCACAGCCGCTGTTGTTTTCATAAAAAAGGCTCTGCTAAAAAGCAGAGCCAGTTTTTCCAGAGAACCTTCTGTCCTCTGTGTTTTCTACTTGTGCTGTGCAACTGCTTTAGCCCAAGTGCTCTTGAAAACATTATCTACTACATTCATTACTGCTGTAGTCACGGGCACTCCGAGTTCTAGCAGTTTGAGAGAATAAAACTTCACAGCTCTCTTGTGCGCTTCAGAGGTATGCGGCGAGAATTTGTAACGCGGTAATTGCTTTTCATTCGGCATAAACTACTCCTTTTCCTGCTTTGGCTGAGTTACAAATCAGCAATCTAAGAATAGCACGTCAGAAACAGTCTGCAAGAGCACCTCAGTAACATTCAGAAAGTGACCCCGGAGGAGCAGGAAAGACGGCAGAGGAAAGAGCGGTATGGCAGAGCATCAATCACAGTCTGGGAGCAGGACCTAGAGCACCTGGCGGGCAGGATCCACCAGTTTAATAGCTGCCCACAGTGACTTTACAGGTTTCTAGCCGATCCACAAGACTTGAGACAAGTCTGGCTGACAGACATAGAGCAGCACAGTGACAGTCAGCACAAAGAAGGCTGCAATCAGGTCATCATTGTCCATCATCAGATTTGGTTACTTTGGTGCTCTTGACCATGTTCTGAGAAGTGCTATTCTGGGTACATGAAAAAGCATGAATCGCAAATGAGCGGTGCAGAGAAAGAAGCCATCGCGGTTCGGGTTCGCGAGATCGCAGAGACAGTCATCAGCTCACACGCTGCCGACCGCATGAATCAGAAAATTGTCAGCAGCAAAGAAATTGAAATCTGCCTGAAATACGGACAAGCAGTTGAGCTACATGATGAGGCAGGAGAATTAAGAGCGGTCATAAGGCACGGATTCGGCCGCCCTAAAGTTGCTGTCTGTGTCGTAGTCGTACTTCAGACAGGGACAATCGTCACAACTTGGAAGAATGCCGGAAGCGACAACCACAAGACTCTGAACGTGTTTGCTTATGACAAGAGCGCGGATGTTCTGGCAATGCTGGGAGGCAGATAATGAGCTACAAAGAAGAGCTGGAAAGAAAAATCGAGACAGTGGAAAGAAAAATCGTGACAGTGCTCGAGGATGCCCCAAAATACGGCTACAATGTGCACACCATCGGCACACGTGTGGCTGTCAGTGAAATGCTGGTGCTTGCCGTGCTGCACTCCCTAGCAGATGACAGCCGCGTCCGCCGCACGCCAAACACTTGCTTGCGGAGGCTGTCATGACACAGCAAATGAATGGAGAAAAATGACAACTGAGCAGGCAAAGAAAATCGTGCTCGCAGTCTTTCCGAGTGCCAGAGTGTTTGCTACAGGGCGGCAGGTGTGGATACAGTCACCGGAAGTGACAATATCGAAAGCGTACGCGTCTGCCGCAAAGGAGAGTCTGTAGGTAACCTTCCGACAGGTTACTTCGGTGACGTTGACTCTATTCCTGCCTGTGCTATTCTAGGACTGTAAGAAGGAGAAATCAAATGAACAGCACACACAAAGTACCGGCAAGCACTCTTCAAGGCGGCATCGCAATTGTTAGGGAACGCGACATTCGCAAGCGCGGGAAGCCCTTCAACGATATGATCGAATGCGACCCGGTTAAGTGCGCGTGTTGCGGGCGGGACATCTACATAGTAGCCGAGCTGGCCAATGGTGAAATGATTGGTTCTGAGTGCGCTTGCATTATCCCGAACAGCCGGATTATGCGGATGGGGCGTTTTCTCAACAAAAAGCAGCAAGAGTATGCACGCAGCAAGGGACTGCTAGGGGGTGCGCAATGACGCGCGCGCCCAAGACACCGCGCAAAAAGGCGGCAGTAACACCGCCAATTCCTTGCACGTGCCCGCCGATAAGTGCGCCCGCCGATGACTCACAAAGCTACGCAGCGTGGGAGTCTGACCTAAACACGTGGTTAGGTTTTAGGTCTTCCGATTTATACGAGGTTCTGAGTGCTGCCGGGTTTGGGGATGAATTCTCAGTCCGATTAACCGAGCGCGCCAAAGCACACGGAGCCATAAAAAACCGCCAAGCACTTACTGACATGTTAATCGTGGCCCAAACAATCTTCAGCATAAACGGGCAAGCGGCGGGCCTGTCCCGGTGTGCCGCTATAGCCGAGGCTATCCAGTACGGCACAGGCTACCCCAATCTCCCGGTCAATCCCCTGGACGGACTACACAAGCTATCAGCCAACACGTGCAAAAAGCACCATTACACAACAGCCCGTGCACAGGACATCCTATCCGCGCTCGATAAACGGGGACGTGGGCCAGCGTTTTCCTGGAGTACTAGCGCCGAGCGATGAGCCTTTGAGACCTTGCATGTGTAGCGTCACTTTGCGGACATGATGCTGCGACTTGGCAAAGCACGGAGCAACGAGCAAGAGAAAGCATAGAACAAAGTGCGATAGTCTGCTCATTGCTCTATGCTCTCATGCTTCTGGCCGAAAGTCAAGATTTGATTTCTGGAACAACAGAGCCTCGAGAGATCGGAGCGCCAGCGGCTTCCATTTCTTCTTGAAGAATTGCAAGCGCACGCCAACACATTTTTGCTGAGTGCCGCTGCCCGTCGGTGTCGAGAGTCCCGCGTTCAGAAAAGTGACGAATCATTGTGTCAGGGTGGTCCATTGACTTCCCACGAGCCCAGTGCAGCGGCTCACCCGGGTTGTGCTGATCATTCCCTGCCTGTGAAACTTTTGCGACCTCAATCAATGCACTTGTGAAGTAGTCAAGCACACCACTTGCGAGAGGAATCTTCTTTCTTTCCTTCGCGTCTTTTGGGAGCAGTTCTGCCTTCATTTTACTTTCCGCCTCCGAGTACAATTTCTGCGAACTCATTGAAACCAGCAATGCGCTGAATGTTGATCGGTTCCTTCCATGATCTATTGTGACTTGAGTCTCTCAAGAACACCTTGCAATCTGGAAGTGCTCTCTTGATGTCTTCGCAGTTCTTAGGGCGATCATCGATGAAGTAATCATACTTCAAAGCGAGAGCCATCGGACCCTTTTCCATGCACACAAAGACAGCGGGGAACTGAATGTCAAAATGCTTGCTGATCACTCTGGCGCACTGCTTCGGCACAGAACGTCCGACACAAGCTGCGCGAGCAGTCGGAAAGTAAACGGTGTGAAGTGCGTCAAGAGCTGTGAGCAGTCCGCGGTTGACGCCTGTCCCGACGCTTAGGCTCTCCCAGAAGTTCGGAGTCATGTGAATATCGTTCCAAATATCCGTGATCTCGTCTTTCGTCAATCCGAAGTTTGACCATGACCAGTCAATCGGCGCAGTGCCGAGTGCGGGGCGGCCGTACTTCTTGTTTGCCATCGAGGTAAAGCGCCCGATGAAGTCAAAGAGAACATCGTCTAGATCGATACCGATTACGGCCATGAATTCTACTCCTCTTGCGGTGGCATAACTTTCAGCCGTGTTTCACTGAAAATCTTCTGAGCAAACTCAGGATTATCAGTGAGGAAAGAAACTGCTTGCTCAAGCCCCTGCCCGCACCTCTCACCTTTGTAGCTATACCATGACCCTGACTTTTCTGCAACACCGTGGTCAACGGCTAGTTTCAAGAGGTCATGAATCTGAGAGTAGCCGCGTCCATATATTAGCGGACACTCGGCTTCACAAAATGGAGCCGCGACCTTGTTCTTGACGACCTTCAGCTTGTTCATTGAGCCGTAGACGACATCACCGTCTTTCATCGCAGGTCCCTTGCGGACTTCAATGCGCATTGACGAGTAGAACTTCAGTGCTCTGCCGCCGGTAGTAACTTCCGGATTGCCGAACATGACTCCAATCTTCTCACGCACTTGGTTGATGAAGATGAGACTGGTGCGCGACCGAGAAGTTGCTCCAGTTAGCTTGCGCATTGCTTGAGACATCAGACGCGCTTGCAATCCCATCTGTGCGTCACCGAACTCACCATCAAGCTCGGCTTTCGGCACAAGAGCTGCAACGGAGTCAACTACGATCACATCAAAGGCATTCGTGCGAATCAGTCCCTCAGTAAGCTCAAGCGCTTGCTCACCATTGTCCGGCTGTGAAATGATCAGGTCATCGACATTCACGCCGAGAGCGCGTGCATACTTCGGGTCGAGTGCGTGCTCTGCATCAATGAAAGCTGCTTCACCGCCAACAGCATTCGCCTGTGCGATGATTTGCAGTGCGAGTGTAGTCTTGCCGCCAGATTCCGGCCCGAAGACTTCAATGATGCGTCCTCGAGGAACTCCGCCAACACCAAGCGCGGCATCAAAGCTAAGAATGCCGGTAGGGATGACAGCGACTTTCATGGCCTTCGCTTTGCCGAGGCGCATGAGACATCCCTTGCCATGAACTTTCTCGAGGTTTACGATAGCAGCATCAATTGCTTTTTTGTTTTCAGCAGCGGTCACGATTAGCCTTTCATTCCGGTAATTACAGGAGCACCATCAAAAGACTGTGCTCTGATGCCTGAGTCAGGAATCATTCCTTCGCAAATCAGTGAAGCTGCTTCAGCAAGAGAGCGAACGCGATTGAATTGTTCCGGCGTAGGAAGTTTGTTCACCACTTCGAGAGTGGTCGCAGCAATCTTAGTGACGGCGATGAGGTCAGTGGAGGCTGCTGCACTCTTTAGTTCTTTGCGAGCAAACAGCACAGCGACAAGATTGAAGCCAGAAATAGCAAACAACAGCGCAATAAGCGCGTAGACCAGCACCATACTTCTCCCTTGAGTTGGTTGGGCACGAGGTGTTTTTAACTCGCGCCCTTCCGTCTCTATACTTCCCTAAACTGTTACAGCCGCGGCACCAGCGTGCCATTTCCCGCCGCAGAGAGTTACAACTGTGCGCTGCCCGTTCGGGTAGAGGACAACATGCGAGTGTGTCCAGGCAGATGGGCCAACCGTATAGCCCCAGTCAGCAGTCAACTTTGTTGATGTGCCGGCAACGTACAGCCCGTGATAGATTCCAGCCACGTGCGTGTGCCCAGTTGTTGCTTTCGTGCCGATCTTGCTCAAGTTGCCAGGAGCACCGTACACACCATTCGGGCCGAGGTTTCCGTGCATCCCACATTCAACCCCACAGACAGTGAACGGCTCATCCGGTAGCAGGAATTTTGCCGCGCCGGGCTTCATGCCGCCATCCACTTCAAAAATATGCTGCATCAAGTTGACGTTCTTCGGCAACTTGCCGCTGCGCATTTCTGCATACATGAAAGCTTGCAGCCGCAAAAAGAATTCTGCGTTGCCCGGATCCTTGCGGTAGTCGAAATCTTGCAGCCACTGCCTGAACCATCGGCGGTCGTGATTCGCGTCCGGCAGGATAGTCTGGCACCACTCACGCAAGTAAGACTCAAGCACAACTTTCGTGCGCTTGACTTCCTCAGTTACTTTCTGCAAGCCATTCAGCCATGTTTCAAACTGCTCGTGATTGTCTTTGTGCTTGCGCGTGTGAGGATTGATTGATGCACCCTCCATCGCATCGTGCAGAAACTGAAACTTCGGATGCAGAGTATCGAGCATGTCAAGAGAGGATGCAGTGCACACCGGATCAATCTTTGTTGCGTGCAAGTCTCCCCAGGTGATAGCTTCAACATAACAGCCCATAGAAATAACTTTGCCATTCTCTACGAGCACATTCAAGTCCTGAATGCTATGCCCGTTCTTGCGAGCAGCTACTTGCCGCACCCACCAGTTTCCCTTGCTGTCAACTTCAGCAACAATGCAAGCGTACCGATGATGGTGCTCAGCCTTCAAGCCAGCTTTCTTCTGAACATAATTCATGAGAGTGACGCAGCCTGTCGTGTACAGCAGCTTAACAGGAGTGGCGGCAGTCGTCGCAACGGAGCGCATCTCGACTTTCGTATGCGGGAAAATCACACTCGACGGACCGACATAGGTTTCAAGTCCGGAAAGAGGACTCTGTTCAGTCGGCTGAATGTTCATTTCGCCGCACCATGTAAGTCCGGGTGCGAGTTCGACGCGCTCATCACTGAAGTACGGCTTCAACCGCTCGTCAAACCACAGCGAGTTCTCAGCGGCTTTTGCTTTGCCGCGCTTGACTGCGAGCTTGCCGTAGTGGTTCTGGTTGTAGGAGAAAGTGCCGACCATGATTCTTGCGTCGTAGAACTCAGCAAGAGCAAGCACGTTTTCCCAGAAGTCTTCGTGCACGAGCGTATTGTTCTGCGCTGCTGTCAGAATGTAACGCTTAATATTCTCACCGCGTGGCAGTGATAACCTGTTTTCTTTTGTGCCACTGATCTTGCCGCCGGCTAGCGGCTTCTTTCCAGCTCCAGCATTCCTCAAATGATGGCGAATTGTGCTCCTCTGCAAGTTGAGTTCGTTAGCCACAGCAGAGATATTTCCGCCGTGCTTCTCGAAACATGAGACAACTTTCTTTTGCTGCTCAACGCCGTGCAACTTTTGTTCAGCGCCAGCCATGTGATGATTGCCTTTCTTAGAAAAGTTACAAACCGAGAGTGTGTGCGTACAGACCGCCGAGAAATCCGACGATGAATCCGCGCTTGAACCACTTGAAATTATTCTTCTTGGCGTCTGCCTTGACTTGATTCAGGTCCGCAGTGCACTTTGCACCATCGGCGACGCGCGCCGCATTCAAATCTGTGATGACTCCGCCTTGCTTGAAGATGACGCCGTTTGCGTTGTCGAGTGAGGTTTGTGTGTTTTGCGCAATCGTAGTCTCATCTTTCAGATTAGCCTGAAGCACAGGCACGAGTTCAAGAGTCTGAGCAACTGCAACAGAAGCATTGCGGCCGAGGCGCACATTGTCACCATCAATAGTGACTTCTGCCGGCGGCGCACCGGAGAGTGTTGCGATCTTCTGTGCGATAGCCGTTGGAGGCAGCGTTGCATCAGTCTTCTGCTGCACGATGACAGTTGCCTGCCGCGAAGAGATTGCAGCCGCTAGAGATGCATTCTCTTGTGCAAGCAATGCATTAGTTGCATTCTTCTCTGCAAGAGCTTGCTGGAGAATGGCCATGCTCTGTGCTGCCGTCTTGTCTACATCAGCAGCGTGAGCATCGGCGATTGCCGCCCGTGTGTCTGCGGCTGCTGCTGCTTGATCAAAGTATTTTTGAATTCCCCAAGCACTCAGCGCAATAACCATCACAACGATGACTATGCGCTCATGCGCCAGGAGCCATGCCCAGCCTTCAGAAGCTGTTGCGATCTTTGTTAATGTTACGACTGGAACAGACGGCTGCGGTATTGCGGTAGTGCTCATAATTTTCCCTCTGCTTCATTCTACAGCAAGCATGTTCCTGCTGTCAAACAACAGGACCGTTGCGAACTGCCGAATAGACTGAAGAGCAAACAGTCTTCAGCAGCCGTGCAGCGTACAGAACAGTGCAGCCGATGCAGCAAAGAACACTCTTCACAGTTTTTACAACTGGTGGCACGATGTAAATAAGGAGAGCAACAGACAGCAAAAACACAAGAAAATCAGGGAAGCTTTTAACAGGTGCTACTTGTACCTTGCCTTTTTCTTCTTGGAGCACAACAACAACAGGATCGGTAGTCGGACTCGGACTGTAAACAAACGTACCATGACCGTCTGCCTGTGCAAGCTGTTCCGGAGTGAAAGTGATCGGATACACACCGGCAAACATGCCGTAGTAGATGCCATATGTCAGCACACCGCAGAGCCTGCCGTCTTCACCATAGATTCCGCTTCCAGAATCACCACCGACAACAGGACCTGACAACATCATGAACGGAGAAGAAACGTCAATATCTTGTGTCTGGTCAACAGGAATGAATTCTCCTGTCACATAGCCCTCTCTGTACTGATCGGCCATCAGCCCTGGGTTTCCCCACAAATAATAGTGCTCTCCGCTGTGCAGGGATTTAGCAGAAAGGTTAAGCTTGACAAAATTCTTGAATGTGACGCTAGGAATCACAAGCAGCATGTGATCCTGGTGGTCCATAATCTTTTCAGAAACTGTGAGCGGGTGAACAAACGGTCGAAGAGTCTGATCTAAGTACAGAACTCCGCCTGCAATGTCGCAGTGCTTCGCTGTCAGCAGAACATGTTCGCCAACAGCTGTAGCCGAGCATCCGGCGTCTTCGGAAGCTTTCTGATCGATCATTATGATCGTGTGTGCCGCTTTGTGCTGCTCGATTTTCAGAGCAGTCGGCAGAGCAAAGAGTGGAAGTGCAGAGAGAAACAGCAGTGCAGCAAGGACCGTCTTCATGACTTTTTCCTGACGCGTATTCAGAGCGTTCCGCGGTTAGATTTTCCGGTGCGCTCTCGCGCTCCTCTGCTCCGGTCAAAGTGATGCAAGAATCTGAAGTGCTTTATCGACACTGTTCACAATGTGAACAGGTGCTTGTGCTGTATTATGCCACTCCTGCTCGTCATTTGTCAAGCGCTGCTTAGAAAGCGGATTTTTTCCATCCTTAATTTCTATGCAAAACCATGTACCACGGAATCCAACAAGCAAGTCCGGACATCCGCCCCCAACAGATGCCAGAGATTGAACTGTCGCACCGGCCGCCCTCAGCGCAGACACAATATCGTTGTGATTAGCGTCTAATCTCGGATGCGCTCGCATGATTATTTGTGAAGAGAAACAACAGTTTGGATGTGCCCAGCAATCCGATTGAAATAAATTCCGAGAGCTGTACCCTCAAGAGTGATAACAGCAGCCGCGCCAGCAGCCCATGCTTTTGAAGCCTTGCGCCATGTTTCAAGGGATCCGATTCGAGAATCAGTTTTTTCTTTACAGAGCACGCACTCTTTAGCGCGCTCAGTAGATGCCTCAAGCATGTGCGTAAGCATCCCTTTTTGACCAGCATCACCGAATAGTCGGGCGCTCATGTCTTTTTGAGACTGAGCTATTGTTGCGAGTGATTCAGTGATTTTCAAATCACGGTCATACTGAGCACTAATGAAATCGTTCAATTCAGACATCTTGCCCTCTCATGTAGCACCACCTTCACCGGGTAGAGAGTGAAAGCTTGCGCCTGGAATATCAATTCTAGTCAATATATCACGAATCTGTGACGGGTTACCGGAAAAACGGCGTAAAGCCCCTGCCTTTAGGCATGGGGATATAAGGCGTATTCCGCCGCAAGGCGGAAAGTGTTTGCACTTCGCACAAAATCGTGATACTATTGTTGCGTGGTGAGGCGAAAACCAAGCCAAGCCTAAGCAAATGTTGCACCGAACTAAACCTCGCGGCGGGGCACGCCGAGAGGATAAACGCTTGCGGACAGTGTGTCAGTCTGGCGAAAGCCAGCAACGCTGGTTGAACCAAGAATCCCCCGCCTTTAGGCGTGGGGAGTGTCAAGCCTTGCTCAGCACCATGTCCCCTATAGTTGAGCTGCACTGGCTCCGGTCCATCCGCTTTGTGACTGTCGGCGTCAGACCGTTTGCCCGCTGCATCCGCTTTGTAACCTTGAACTGCTCGCGTTGCTTCTCGGCTCTCTTCTCAGCCATCACTTTTGCCGGTGCGATCTTGATCGTCTCGCCAACACTTTTTAGGCACATCTCTATAAACGGCGCAAGTATCGAGCGGTCAAGCAAAATGAGCGCACTTGAGTTGTGCTTCTCGCTGACGCTAATCGAGATATGGTCGTGCGGCACGTCCAAGCCGATTGCCGCATAAAGTTTGTCACTCAGTTCTTGTGGTGTGGTTGTGCTCAAGCAGGTGCAGAACAAAACAACTGGGGCTGTACTTCTGATTCGCATTCCGATTTCTTCGTTCACTGTTTTCTCCCCGGCTTCATGTAAGTTCCTTTCCCCACCGCTGCTTACGGCATTGGGGCTGGTCTTGTCTGCGATTCGGCTTTGATTCACTCGTCCAGTCCCCGCCGCCGCTTTCTTGCTCGAACTTCCATCCTGCCGCCTTCAATGATGTGCCTGGTTCGGAGTCAAGAATAAAGGTCTGGATGCGCTTGTAGCCAAGTTCCTTGCCGATGCGAGCTGCTGCCGCGTAGAGGGCAGAGCAAGCGTTCTTTGTCCCATCTGTGACCAATCGCGTGACCTCCAACACGGTCCTCTGGTCAGTCAATCTCGCCGTAGGTCTGCCCACAGATGCCCCGCCGACCGTCTTTCCACCCAACTCCACGCCCACAGAAAATCGATGCCCCTGCACGGGCTTGTGATGGCGATGCAGACGCGCCACCAACTCATTCAGGTCGCGTAACTCAAGCGGGATTATTTTCAAGGTACTCATGTATTAGGCGAGCCTGGGTGAGTTGGGTTAACTTTTTTGAGTGCTAGTGCTCATCTTAATGAAAAAGTCTTTGGCTGCTTCCCGCTTGTGATACTGTCCTCGCACATGTGCATGGCGACTGTCCAGCCATGCTTGCAGGTCTGCCTCTGTGTGCTCTCCACTCACTTCAAAAGTGTGCACGGAGTCTGTGCTCTCATCACCACAGCACCGCAGAGTCACGGCAACAAGCGTGTTGGCGATGTGCTCAACTTTTATAACTTCAACAGCAATTTCAATTTTGTTTTCCATAATCCCTCCGTTACGTTAAATGTCCGCCGCCGCCGCCGCCGTGTGAACCGCCACCACCGCCAGAACCGCCACCAGTGCCAGAGACTGTGAACGCTGCACCGTTACTGACATAACCGCCGACTGTCACAATAATGTTGCCTGTTGCAGCCGTCACTGGTACGATCACAACAATTGATGTTGCACTCCATGAGCTGTACGTTGAGACTGCAACACCACCGACTGTGACGGTGCTTGTGCTCTGTGTTGCTCCAAAGTTTGTGCCGGTGATTGTCACAGACGTTCCTGATACACCGGAAACAGGGGACACACTTGAAATCGTCGGAGCAACCACGCCCGCTGCAACTATTTGAATGGACCCGAAATAAAGTCTGCCGTCATTCGAGTAGATGTCTAGCGGGTTTGTCGTTGCAACGTAAGTCACTGCACCACCTGCAAAGGTCGGGTCATCTGCATAAACATAATAGAGACCGTAATTTGCAGGCGTCACAGTGCCGGAAGAGTACGTTACGGAATGGCTGCCGAAGACAATCGTGCTTGCTGCAACGTTAATTGTTTTGCTCGTGCTGCTTTGTGTCAGCGGGTTCGGTCCAGTGAATGCTCCAGTGGAAGAAATCGGGTTACTCTTCAATTGTGAGGCAAGCTGTCCATTGGAATTCAGCGGCGTGTTCGGCACAGACTGATTCGTCAAATCAACGACTGCACTGCCAGTCGGGTACCACAAGCTTGCTGTGCCATTCCACCATGAGCAGCTCAGTGTTCCGGTCACCGCTCCGTAGCTGTCCGACAAAAAATCTTGTGCGATGAATTGTGTCGGTTCATTAAACGGTGTCCAGAGAACTTGGAGTTCATATGGTGAGCCGGTAGAATTCTGCCACTCAACGATGATCGGATAAATCACGCCAGCCGTCAGCATGATGTAATCTGCGTTCACGTAGGCTGCCGTAGCATTCGGCGTCTGGTTGCTTGCAAGATCAGAAATGATCTGCCGCGGTCCGATAAAAAGATTGCAGCCACCCGAGTAGTTGCAGCCAATCGTGTACTTGCCGGTCACTTGCGGGATGAGGTATCCTGTCGCTCTGAAATAGAAGTATGTAGCATTCACGGCTGACGGCTTCAAGCTTGATCCAGCGACTGCTGTGCCGATGTTGATGCCTCCGAATTTCTGTACAAGAACAAAGCCGACTGCACTCTGCACAGAAACACCGAGAGGCGTAGCAGAGCAGTCAGCAGTTACGGTTGGAGCATGGACTGAACTGACAGCAGTGACACCAGACGGTGCTGCGGATCCAGCGTTTGCTCCTGTTGCGGATGCAGCACCAACACCGCTTGTTGCACTGACACGCACTGGTGATGCAGAACTAGAGGCAGTGGTCGTCGGTGCATTTACTGAACTGGTTGCAGTGACACCGGTAGGGCTTGCACTTGCTCCGCCGCTTGCTGATGCAAGAAAGTCACACGCTATCGCTGCACCATAACCATTCGTACCAGCGAATGCTGTGGCAACTGCACTTCCCTGTGCAACGTTCAGTGCATACTGCTCTTTTGCTATAGCGGAGGTGAACCCTGATCCTGTCGTAGGTCTACCCTCAGAAACACAAGCAGCGATAACTAGAGATACCCCAGCAGTGTTAAGAGTTCCGGCATTGATTGGCGATGAGGTGCTGCTGTTTATGGCGGCAAAGGTATCTAATGGCGCAGACGTCTGAATGCCAGAAAACTCATAAGCAGCAAAAGAAACAGTGACACTATCAGCACCGCTACGCGTGGCAGTCACTGAAGTGTTCAGTGTAGACGCCATCGCGCCAGCATTGGCAATGTAGTAAATGCTTATGCGCTCTGCCTGTTCGCCTGTTGCGTCAGTGTAGTATGCAGTATCTACTTCCGTCCACGTGAACCCCGCGGTGGAAGGAGTACTGATTGCTGGCACTGCGCTTCCTCCAGAGGACCAGTTAGCAAGTGCGCTAACTATGAGAACAAGAAGATTGTTGGCAGTAGTATTTGAAGCATAAGCATAGCCAGTCGCTGTGGCGGAGGCTGCCCCCGACCCAGTCGCAACTGTTTTAGATTGTACATTTGCTATCGCCATGAAATTTCTTTCTTACGCGATAGAAATGGTCCGCGCCCCTGATGTAGCAGGCAGCACAAGTGTGAACGTGCCGTTGCTGGTTGAAGTGCTCGAAAAAGTCAACACTGCGATAGCTTTGTTTGACCGACTGGAGTTATAAATCAGCGCCGCTACAACGTTGGACAGAGTGCTGCTTGCCCACGTCGGATTGGTGAACGTCATATAGGCCGTGTCACCATCAATGCCGACTGCGAAGCCTGCAAGAGTTGCGCCACCGGAAATGTAAGCAGTGCCTGCACTGTTCGTGACTTCATTGGAAGAAGAGTATGCTGTCGTAGTCTTGTCCAATGCGGCTGCAGCAACGTAGAGAGCCACTTTGTATGTGTCCCCAGGTTGGTGCACGCCGTTGAGAAAATCCTGTTTTGCCTGATCTGTGAATGCCGCTGTGCTTGCCATGTTAGTTGCTCCCTCTTGTCTCTAAAGTGTTACACCGTTGTGATTACCGGAGCCCAACCAAGCGGTCCAGCACCACGATCAAAATTGTTTGCGAGCACTAAGCCGCTTGATGCATCAATCGTCCCTGGATTCTGCCCAGGCACAACGAACGTAACAGCAGTCAGTGTGCTCAGGTCTTGCGCCGTGTTCCCGAATCGGTTCACTGCTTGGAACTTGAAGTACAGTGTCTTCCCTGCAAAGTTCGGATCATAAGTCCACTTGAAAATTGAATTGTCAAGGCGCAGGAACAGTGTGCCACTTGCATGAGAGTTGATCGTAGACCCCATCTGACCACGGCGTATGTAGCCTGCAACAGACGGTGCGCCAAGGTTCATTGTGTACTGCCCTTGTCCGCTGATGGCACAAGAAGAATACGCGATGATTTCGCCATCAACAAAGCACATCGTTACATTGGAATCGGCATCTGTTGAAGAGCCGGCGTCGAGCGCGGCGCTGTTGTCAGCCATGTCCACAATGAGTTCATTGTTCTCATCAGGATCACTGCCACTTCCGAATGTTGTGTCAAGCGTGCCAAGCCTCGCGGCTTGCTGAATCGTTCCGATTTGAAGGTACTTTATTCCGTCTTGCGATACCCAGATGTTCGTGCTTCCGTAGTCAGCTGACGTGCCGCAAGCACCAATCCATATTTGGTTGCCGACTTGACCAGTCAGACGGCTTGTAGCTTCAAACATCACAACTTCAGAGCTTCCAGGCGGTGCATACACATCAATGATGTTCACACCTGACGACAAATCTTTGTTGAAGAGTGATGGGAGTGCAGCATAAAACAAGCTGTCCTCTGCCTCGATTTCAAGTCCGGTAATCGGATCATCTACAATCTTTGTGATGCGAACAGCTAAGTTCGTAATGCCGAGATTCACATTGTTCAGCCCTGCTGCCCAGACAGATGATGTTGTAATGTTAACCAAGTCCATCGGCTCAAGGTAACTGTAGGTGAACGGCAGCGTGAACTTGTAACTGTTGCGGATATTCATTCCGCGCTTCAGGCGCATGTTCGCAGAGAAAAGAGCTGCTGGCAAAGTGCAAACGAAATCCAAACTCTGCGAGCCTTCAGTTCTCTGTCCCCAACGATTGATGCTTGCCTGATCAGATTCTTGAAGCAACTCATTGCTGTACTGCGAAAGACGGTTGCTGAAATCAACCTGAACCTGATTCCAACCATCTTGGTAGTCACTGCGTGAAATCTTGACAGGTGCCTCACCCTCCTTTTTCACAAAACAAGTGTCGTCAAGAGACGCAACAGCGGAAGGCGGAGCAACCCAAGTGCATCCATTAGCTGCACAGCTCTGTGTTCCGAGAGCAACAAGCTTGAGCAATCCCTCGGACATGAAGGCTTTGACTTGTCCGGCTTCAAGCCACTTTCCGATCAGTGATGCCGCGGAGTCTTGCGAGTCAATTACAGGGCTTATGAAAAAGTTGTTAGCAGCAAACCAGTTCCATGCTGTCGATCCAACCTGGCGTGTCCCAGGCGTTCCTACAGCACCTCCCCATGTGCCGGAAGCTCCGTTATCTATTGCTGAGGTCGGAAACGGAACCGGTCCGGTACCAAGTCCCCAAACATTGTTCGTAAGAACTTGAAAGACACATTGAATGGGGTTGCAGTCCACTACATTGCCGCCGAATGCGTCTGCTGTAAAAACTTCAACGTTGATGTCAGGAATTTCTCCTGCCATTCCGAGTGACATCGGACCATACGCCAAGTATGCTGTGTTGCTGTACCCGAGTGCTGCTCCAGGAAAAGCTGGCTCGTGCGGCGCTTGACCACCATCATTTGTTCCGATAGTGACCTTGCCGCCAGAAAGTATGAACGGCCAAATGCTCTGCCCCAAGCCGCCTCCGAAGAGTTCGAACTTGAGAAGATTCGGAACGTTCGAAGGAGCAGCGCTGAGATTCTCGTACTTCCATGTGATAAGGACTTCTTTGCCAACGTCACCGGAATAGAAATGGTAAGTTGCACCACCAGTGCTGCCATCACCCGGAGTAGTAAAACTGTATTGACCTGTCGCCGACGGACTGCTCGGTGATACGTTCGTAAGTTTCTGAAGGTCGTTTGCCGGCGGTGTGCCGCTTGTGTCATACCAGATTACGCTCAAGTCAGTTGTCGGAGTGAAAGAACCGCCGACCGTCAGTTCAAGTCCGGACGGAATAACGTCTGTTTCCTGCGATCTCAGTTCCTGAACAGAGAGCTGATAATTTATTTGAGCTGTCTTGCCGACATCTGCCGTAGCGAAGTGATATGTGTTGCCTGTCTCAACTGCTGTTGCAGTAGCAGACTGCATCACTCCATTTGTATTGCTCAGTGTCAAGCTCGCAGCATCTGAAGCGGTGCAGAGAAACGTTCCGTTGTTCAGCGCATTCGCAAAGCCGGTGATGATGAACCTGAAGCCGACATATCCGTTCGCTGCACCAGATCCATATGGAGACGTTCCGCCAGTGAAAGTGCCGGTGTAAACAGTGCTGCCGGCTGAAGCGTTGCCGCAAGCCGTCACTGCAAACGTTCCGATAGAAGCTGAATTGACGCTGTACTTTCCTGTTGTAAGTGTTGTGCCATACGGAACCAGAGTCAGCGGAGCATAGTCAGTGCCGCTCAGTACTGTTGCTGCCGGTGCGCCGTAATCAGTGTAACTTCCACTGTATGTTGTCGCAAAAGATACGCCGTTATCTGCCACAAGCAAAGCGGCATTTGAAGGTGCATACACTTGCGCGATGCTGACAGAATCATTGTTTGAGTTTGCGCTAAGCCATGACTGTCCGTCCCACACACTGCCAATAGACTTTATCGAACCGCCGTTGCACAGTGCTGCGATAACATCACTCGCATATACATACTCTGATACACCCTTGCCGCCTCCCTTGCCGCCATCAAACTTCCAAGAAACAAGTCCGTCAGTCCACAACAAGCTCTGATGTATTCGGCCTGTTCCCATCACTACCGGAACACAGCGCCCTTGCGAAGAAGCAGTGACACGTATATTAGAGAGCCGCGATGGTCCGTGACCTTGCTGTGCTCCAAAGATTCCCATAATTAACGTCCGTTCTCAAGCGTGAAAAACCGCACTGGCTTACCGGTAAGCATTGGTGCTCTCTTTGCATCTGCTAACTTTACCCCGCCGTGTGCAACACTGTGCAGCACAAGCGGCCACTTCACAACGATAGCCGAGTGTGCATATGCCAGAGCAATCTTGAACATAACCACATCCCCAGGCAGTACTTCATTTTCTGAAATCTCTCGCATGAACTTCAAAATGCCATCTACGTATTCTGTTGTGGCTTCATGCTGCCCGTGCTGCAAGCTGTAGCTCTTCGGGATTGACTGTGCGGCTTCTGCATCTGTAATGTGTCCAGTGTTGACGAACACACCTGCAACAAACCCGATGCAGTCCGCGCCGCAGTGCTTCATCCGACTCCATCCGCGATACGGAGTGTTCACCCACTCCATAGCCTCTTTTACGATCTCCGCGCGCTGTTTTGTGTAAAGCATTAGATAGCACTCGTCGGCGGAGGAATGAACGGGTAGCCGCCGAAATACAAAGAGTTGTCAACGGAAGAACCAGCAGCAGTCCGCCGCGCCTTGCACCCACTGAGCGTCTTAGGACAGCCTGCAATTACGCTGAAAGTATCGCCAGCAGTAATCGGCAGCAGCCACGGGTTCATCATCTGAAGATTGCCAGAACCATCATGTAGCACAACTGTCTGACTCAACCCTACGTTTGCCCCGGCAGTGCACTTGACCACACCCTGTGTTGCCCAACCAGCAGCTTGCGTGAATGCGGAAACAGGTGTGAGCGTAACTTGTGTGCTACCAGACTTTGCGGTAAAGTTCGTTGTGTATGTTGGCGCACTGAGATTGCAGTTCACATCGCAGAAACCCCACGGACAGTTGCTCTGGAACAAGCGCGCTGGAACTTTCTGGTTCAGAAAGTACATGGCATCTGCACATTCAAACTCGGCGCTGATCCTGTTGATGTCTGCCAAGCTCTTGATGGTTCCGCTAAACTTTGTTTCAAGTCCCTTCGACGTGTCTCCGTAAGTCGGCATGTAGACGGTGTACACAGTCACAAGTGCAGCATCAAACAGACCATGAAATGCAGCATTCAGAATTCCGATTGTAGAACCTGGATAGGCAACAGGCTGCTGAGCAATGCACGCGAGTGTCATTGTGTTTGCTGAGCAACTGAAAGAAGCCTCCGACGTGATTGCCCCGCGCTGCCAGCGACCATAAGTAGCCGCTTTGAATGTAGTCTGAGCACCTGTCCAACCCGGTGTGCCAACTACAATGTCATCGCAATAGAAAGTACCAGACGTTCCAGATAAAAGGCATGGGATAATATGCAGTGCAACGGTGCCTGCCGGAGCTATTTTTGAAGCTGCACTTAATGACCAAGCACTGGAAGTCACCGTAGGAGTCCAGAACTGATCTATGATTCCTCCACCTGAATCCAGAAAGTGAACGATAATTCCGGCTGACGCTCCTGAAACAGTCTTGAACCATCCGCTAACACTTATCAACTGTCCGGCAGCAGCAGGCGTGCTGACAGTCTGACAAACTCCGCCGTACAATGCAGTGGCTGCAACTGCTAAGGATTGAGTGCCGCCATGCTGGCCGGATGTGAGATATGATAAACTCGCAGAGGCGTTCAGACTCCAGCTAGATGGCGGTGCTGCATTGTCAGCAATTTCAAAATTTCCGTTAACCAAGCCGCCGCACAGAAGAGTGATGTCCAACTGCCCAGATGTTGCATAGAACACTGTACCAGTCGGCAGAGTGATCATGAACAAATCGCCGCGCTCGCAGTTTGGATTAGTCTGCAAGTATGACACAAGCGATGGCGGCATTAGCCTTTTCATTGAATGAACTCTGAGGTGAACTTGATTGCGTTCACATCCCAAATATCTGTGCCGGAGTTCTGTGTGTACACACGCACGCAGTCAAGCTCATCTTCATCGAAGCGAACGTAAAAGTAAAAGCTTCCGGTCCATGTGAGCACAGCGCTGCTCGCGGGCGCAACAGTGAAAGTGATCACTCCGGTAGAGGAAATCGAGAAAGCAACTGTCGCACTGCCGTTGACATAAACTACTGGAGTGCCAACAACATTCTGGATGATGTCATACCCTGTGCCGCCGATGACGCGCGCAAGCTGAAACTGTGTGCTCACACCATCACCTTCCAGTCCCATCGGTGCAGCAGCTCCAGCGGTGACGTTGAGCATTGCACTTGTGCTCTGTGTTACAGTGCTGTCCTGCGGGTCAAGGAACAGGAACGGGAATGTTCGGCCGTTCGAAGCCATGTGAAGCCCCATGAAAGTTGCGATCGTAGAGGAGACAGTGGCTTCATTGCCTGTAATGCGGTCAGCGTCAAACTCAAAAGTCCATGTCGGATAGGCTTGCAGGCTTGCAGCCGCAACACCTTTGCCGGCAACAGGCCGCTGCACAACAGTGTTAAAGATCGGATTCTTTTTCAAACCCTTGCTCATCGCAATAGGGAAATTTGACAGAATCGGTATGCTCATATTATCCTCTTGAAGCCCTTACGTTCATCTTTCGCATCGTCTGTACAGCGTGTTTCTGAAACTCTGCATCGTGCTGCTTCAACATCCCTCGCACGCCGCTGGCGTCAATCATGCTGACGTGATACGTCGGGTTGTGTTGAATTGTATGACCATTACCTCCGCCGCCTTGCGAGCGCTCAACTTGTGATGTCAGTGCTTTGCTCACGACAGTCTCCCCAGGCATCAACATCGCATTTACGCTGTCAGTGTTCCCGTAGCCAGGGACTTTGCCACCGGAGCCAAAAGCAAGAGCACTCGTAAAAGCTTCCATACCAACTACAGGAGCAGTAGCAACGTTCGCAGGAAATGGAACGGCTTCCATGACAGATTCAAAACCAGCCGCACCTGCCATAGAAGCTAGAATCGGCTTTATTACAGCAGCCGTTGCCACTGCTTGCCCAATCTTAGCAGCATCTCCAGCAGCTCCAGCCGCACGCTGATGAACGAGTGACAGGACATAAACTTCGAGCTTCTTCAATTCTTGCTCGATGACGCTTTCTAAGAGCTGTGCTCCGACCTGCTTCATTGCCTTGCCGAAGTTCTTACCCTCAACAAGATACTTCGCCATCGCAGAGTTCATACTATCAAAGGCATGTTCAAAGTCTTTCTCCAGCATTGCAGCAGTCTTCGGCATATCGCGTTGCATTTCAGTAATCCACAATTTGAAATCACCGCGCAACTTTTTTGTTTCATTATCACATGATTTCTGTGCCGACTCATTGTGTGCTAACTCAACAGTGTACTTTGCTGTCGCTGCATTCAGCTGACTTTGTGCCTGTGCAGCATCATGGAGTGCTTTTGTTCTTGCTTCACCCTCAGGCATTGAGTTTGCTGCTGCTTTCAGTGCATCAACGTAGCGCTGCTCTTCTGCAATGTCAGAGGCATGAGCGTCGACAAGGTCCTGATGCTCTTTTTCAAGAATCTTTTTCTTCTCGGCCTGCTCATCAATCTTGGATGTCTTGCCCTCATGAACGTCATCCTCAATGTGAATCATGGAGACTTCGTGTTTTGACTTTGCCAGTGCCTCCATGTTTGACGCTTCCTTCTGAATTTCTTCATGCGCCATACGGATGCTTGAGATTTCTTTCTCATCTTCTTTAGCAGCTTCCTCGCCATATTTTTTAGCTGCTTTACGCCCGCTCATTTGCAATTCAAAATAGGAATTCCAAGCTGATTTCATCTCACCGATGATGCTCTTGTTACTGGAAGCAAGTCTCTCAGCTGCGTCGGTCTCCTCTTTCTTGTCTTCTTTGTGTGCTACCGTCACAGTTTTTTGTATTCTTATTATTTCTTTAGCGGTGTCATTAGCCCTTGAAATGTCTTCAGATGCATCAAGTTCCGTGCTGGACTTCAATTCAGGATTTCGTGTACCTGTAGCTTTTCCGACTTTCTCCTCGGCGGCAGCTCTCTCCCGCAGAGCATCACCCAAAGCTTTCTGCTTAGCAATCTGTTGGCTTTCCGTCTCATCTGCCATTCTGCCGGCATCGTTAACTTTATTTTGTGCAGCGTGCAGCTCAGTTTTCGCAGCGATCATCTGCGCATCGCCATGCACAGCTTGCTCCCATGATGCTTTGTAACCTTGTGTACCGCCGGACAGCACATCATAAAACTCAAGTGCGCTGCTTTTCATTCTCCCGAAAAAGGCAGTAGACGTTTCAACCTCCTCGTCTACCTTTTTGAAGTCAGACGTCAGAGTCTGCGCCATTCTTTCCGAGGCAATAGCCGTCTCAAGCAGTGCCTCTTTAACTCTGTTTTTAGTAATTCCGCCGTTCAATTTAGTGATCTGATCATCCAGTTTCAGGTTCACCAAGTCCATGCTGTTAGAGGTCTCTTTTTCTTTGGCGCCGAGCCCCTCCATTTCTATTGCGTGCTTGCGTATGGCAACTTCCGCCATTTCATGTTTTTCAATCAGTTTGCCGATGGCCATGACAGCAATACCGACGCCGGCAACAGGCAGCATCGACGCGAACAGCTCACCGACTTGCGGAATCTTTGAGATTAGACTGTTCAGGTGACGCGGGAGTGGAACACCGAGAAGATGCTCGGTCAACATCAGGCCGCCGCGGGCTTCACCGAAAGAAGAGCCCATCTGCTTGCCGGCTTTTTCACCCTTGTCGCCGAATTCTACGAGCAGAGTATTCGATTTGCCGAGGGAGTCTGTGAACTCAGCAGTTTGCGCCTTTAAATTTACAACAAGCTCGCCGATGACCGCCATGATTTTTAATCCTTGAATCTTTCAACGAGATTCTGTCCTGCCTCAATGAAAGCTGCGAGACAGGCATCTTTACTGCTCATCCAGGCGCCGTACAAGAAATGCAGTGCAGGAATGTTGTCTTGCACGTGCTGCTTTTCTGTCTTGCGCTTGTGCGAGCGCACTCTTCCAGAAATGTTTTTCCCCAGGCGTGTGTTTGCGCCGAACTCAAGAAAGAAAGCAATGATGTCAGCAGCTTTGCCCTGCGGATACGGTGCTGTTCCAGGACCGATTTTCATTTGCAACTGCTCGCCATCGGCAGAAGTAAGCCATTTGCTCTTGCTGCCAATAGTCTCTGCCATGTGTCCAGTGCCCTTTCCGGACTCATCTGGAACAGCAGCTTTCATCGCTTCAATAACTGGCACAGCTGCCAATTTCTCAATGTTAGTAAGATAACGCTTCGTAGTCCTACGCAACCGATCTTCCGAGAGCACTTCTTGCAGCTCTGCAAGTCCAGTAATTTCGATTGCGCCATCACCCACTTTGATCACTCTTTCAAGCTCGGCCAACAACTGTCAAACACTTTCTCACTGTCCGTGCGGCCGCGAGCATTCAGACTTTTTATCACATTCGCTTTCATCTTCAACAGCACTTCACGCGATGTTCCGGCAGGTGCTGCTGTGATCGCAGTCTTGATGACTTTCTTAATCTCTTCTAACTCCTCTTGCTCTCTCGTCTTCTCTACAATGAAATCCATTGGCTGAATCACAGGAGAATCTTGCTTCCTGTTCACATTGTAGACCGCTGACGCTGTGATCGCATGTGCAAGCCGCTCATACTTATAGCGGATCCTCTTGCGTTCACAAAGTGCATGAAACATTCCAGGAGTAATCTCACCGAATTCTTCGTAAGACAACCCCAGGTCGTAGCGCGCAACTGCCCACAATTCAAGCCATGTGCTGGGCGGCTCCTCTAGGCGGCTGGAGTCGCCTTCTGAGGGTTTTCAGTTTCACCATCAGCCTTTTTATCCATTGCTTCCCGCATCCCCGGGAACATGTAAAAGAAAATCTCGTCACTCAACAGTCGTTGAGCCATAGGGTTAAGAGAGTCAATCACTTCTTCCAGAGTCACGTCTTTGTGATAACGGTTAAGTCCGGCATGAACTATCGCCGGAAAGTCTTTTCCGGAGCTGATGTCCTTCCACGCAGTGATCCGCTTCAAGTCTCTGCCTGTTGCTGCTTCTGCTTTGGCGATAGCGCGGTAATCGTACACTAATCGCCATGTCTTCTTGACTTCATTACCAGACGCATCTTCCGTTACAACTACCAGCCTGATCTCTGGCGTAACCGTAGATTGAATATCAGTCGTATGCATACACCTTCCCCCTTGGTCCTACAAGACAGCTTGTGGGGACATTTTCTGTCCCCAGGTGTTGATTATCCTTGTGAGTACGTGATCGCGCCAGTGACTTTGATCTTGATGTCCAACGAGCAAACTTTTGCCAGCGGTAATCCGCGAGTCACGTTCTCAACGATACCCAAGAAGGTCGCTGTGCCGAGACCGAGCGGATAGATCACTTGACACTGCACAGCCACACCGGCATTCTTGACAGCTTCAATAGCGATCTGCGATGCATCACCGGGGTAATAGAACCCCTTGATGTCCACAGTTCCCGGCTCTTTCGTAGAGCCAATGTAAGTGTCGACGCCGTTCGTAGTCAACATCGTGGTCGTCTTGTCCGTCGAAACCTTGTCACCGCTGAAAGTGACAGACTCGACGCCAGCAAGAACAGTCAGAGTGGACGGATTTCCGCCGACCGGCTCGAACTCGAAAGTGGTCCCTACAAACTTGTTACTCGCTTTGCAGCGGGAAGAATCTCTTCGGATCCCTCTCTCGTGATTCTTCTTATTCTCACGAGTTCAGACTATCGCATCGCTCTTTCGAGCGCCCTCTCACTTAGTCGTTCACGGTGCTTTTCAGCTTCCGCCCTGTTAGCATCTCAGCTTCCAAGTCAATCAGAGTGGGTTTTATTAGGCCAAGGAAAGTTTAGCCTACAAAAGGTCCAGTAGTTGGCATTTCTTTTCTCTTTTCTTGTTACAAAATTTGTGAGAGTCTCCCCTCACATTATAGCTAAACTGTGACGCTCTTTTTCTTTGCGGAGGAGTTGTGCAGCGCTCATCCGATCACGCGTCTTTTGTGATAACTTCCAATGCTTGCCGAGTGCATTACTGTTGCCTTGCCGTGCAGCACTCATATTCTTGCGTGCTTCTGCACTACGCGGCTTACTGCGAATCTCTGGATGAAGCCTCAAATACTCAGTCAATTCTGGATGCTTTACTCCCAGTCCTGGCTTGATAATTTTATTCCGCTCTTTCAAGTACGGACGAGGTCTGCTCAACTTCTCAAGTGCTTCCACAGTGTGCTTGTAGCCAGTTGAACCTTCACCGCCATCAGTTCTGTTTCTGAGAATTCCTGTTCCGCTGTCCTTACGTCCGAACAACCGAATGTAGAATTTCTCCATCTCAAAAGCTTCGGCTTCTGAACTCCAAAACTGAATCAATATCCGAGATTTTTCTTTCGGCTTCGGCACTGTACGAAATGCAAAGAAAGGACGGCTCTCAACACCCTTTCCAACATAATAAGGTGTAGCATCCTCACGCAAATACATGTACGTGCAGAATCTTCTCATAAGCAATGTTCGGAGTTGATTTTAGAGCAGGAAGGGACACACAACTGCTTGTGAGACGCCACATCCTGAATCTACTTCAACCACCGGTCTTTCTGCTGCACTTGCTTGTCTTTCTACCGCAAACTCGTGGCAATATGTCCACATAGTGTGACGGGCATTATGCTGTTTCATTGAAGATCACAAGGAAAGTGAGATCGGTCACGAACATTGTTCCCTTGCCGATCGGAATTTTGCTGTCTGCTTCTCTCCTCAACCATACCCCCTGTGTCGTTGGGACAGCATTAGGCGGGACAGCAAGCAGTGTGTCTTTCACTATCTGAGCAAGCTTCTTGGCTTGCTTGTAGTTTGATCCGTAGCAAGACAGCATCCAGTGCGCTTGCCGCAGCGGGGCGGTACCAACCATAGTCTCTGCGAGTGGTTCCCCATCTGCTTGTGAGTAGCAGATGTACGGCATCGTCAGCGCTGGCCCGTCGAGTGCTTCAACAGGGAAGAGCCCGTTCGTGCTGTCAGAACGCGAAGAGGTCGTCCCCAGCAGAGCCGTAA